GCACGTTGGTTGGTACTGGTTCTGATGCCGGCGTCGGTCGTGGCGGCGCTGGTGCCCGGCAAACCAATTCGGCCTCCTGTGCCGCGGTTAAGGCCACGGACCCTGCCAGTTTTGAGTTCACCGGCTACCTCTGGGACAACTCCGCGATTGCCAATAATAGCAAGGTCGTTTTTAACTTTAACAGAAACAGCGATAATTACATCAGAAAGGTTTTCAATACGAATCCATCTTTGATGAGTACGGACACAGTCGCAACCTCCGCCCGTAAGAGATATTTCCTTGGAGAAACTTTTGAAAGAAACGTCTACGATCAACACAACAGCACAGGTCTCCATGTAGGTGGTGGAACCGGCGATACTTCCCTTTACGGTGTTATCCTTCCTCTGAAGAACACCGAAGGTGGTACGAGAGACTGGTCAGTTAATCAGTTAAGTACTCAACCGGGCAAGACAGGCTGGTTTATTTCACAGGACGTTACTACTGTTTCTGGGTCAGGCTTTGCGGCGCACAAGGATGCACAGAAGTTGTTCAGGTTTGTTACCTTGGACGACGGCGCTTGGGGTTGCACAAACCTCAAAATTTCAATAAAGGATATAAAGGCAGGCACCGACATGGATCCATACGGAACGTTTACGGTCGAAGTCAGAAGAGTCAAAGATAAGGACTCCGCCCCGCAAGTTGTTGAATCGTATGGTAATTGTAATCTTAATCCGAATTCCTCCAATTTCATAGCCTCCAAAATAGGAGACATGTATCAGGAGTGGGATACGGCTGCCAATCGGTATCGAACCTATGGCCAGTTTCCAAATCAGTCTAGGTTTATCAGGGTTGTGCCGAATACTTCTGTTGAGGAAGGCGCAACTGATCCACAATTCCTTCCATTTGGCTTTTATGGCCCGCCAAGATACAAGACGGCAACGATTTCGGCTTTAGGGTATGGCAAGAATAAGGGCGGCGGTGACCGGATAGTTTCTGGTGTTGTCAACGCCGAACCGAGCAACAACTATGCGATGGGAAATACGGGCACCGTTGTGTCTGCATCGACGGACCGACACTGGATCTTTGGATTGGAGACCGGTACCTCGGCATCGGTTCAGTTCCCATCACTCCCTCTGAGACTTTCTAGTTCGGATGAAGGCCTGAGCGATCAAAAGAGAGCATATTTTGGCATTAGTACTTATCGATCTGTCGGCGGTGATCGATTTGAGGAGTCTTATGTTGATATTGTTAGGGGTGGCAAGGGCCTTACGGCCGCGGCCCAATACGATGCAAGCACCCCGACAGAGAACTCTTTCATATTTACTTTAGATGATGTCTGCGTTAATGGCGGCACGGCAGCTTTCGCGACTGGCTCAAAACCAGAAGATGCCAGCGAAGCGGTATACGTTTCGGGCTCCCGGGCGGAGGGCTTTTCTTATACCGCCAGAAGAAACAGCTGGAAAGACCTCTTAGAGACAGGATTTAACAGATTTACTTCTCCGATTTTCGGGGGTATTGATGGTCTGGATATTACAGAAAGAGAACCATTTCACGGCGGCACTGCCAATCTTGGCGCGAGTTCGCCGGCTTTCCGCACAAACTACTCAGCCCACTCTATTAAGAGGGCGATCGATTCAGTTGCGGACGCTGAAGTTGTAGAGATTAATGTGTTGTCGGTCCCGGGCGTCAGAGCCCCGCTGCTTACAAACCACATTGTTAATACAGCGGAAGATCGTGCTGACTGCTTGGCGGTTATCGACCCTGAATATGGTGGCTTCGCACCCAGCACCGAAAACACTAATGACTTTAAGACGAGAATTACAAACAATAGTGTAGTTGAGTGCACTAAGGCGATAAAGAGGAGGGGCCTTAACAGCAGCTACGGCTGTACCTACTTCCCTTGGGTTAAGATTTACGACGAAATAAACGATCAGCGCGTTTGGGTGCCACCATCCGTCGTCGCCATCGGCACTTTCGGCTCAGTGGAAGCCAATTCAGAGTTATGGTTTGCTCCTGCTGGCTTTACGAGAGGCGGCCTTACTGAGGGCTCCGCTGGCCTTCCTGTTATAGGTGTCTCACAGAGGCTTACGTCGAAGGATCGAGATAGATTATATGAGAATAATATAAATCCCATCGCGACGTTCCCTGCGGAAGGTATTGTTATCTTTGGCCAGAAGACCCTGCAGCAAACTCGGTCCGCTCTTGACAGAATCAATGTCAGAAGGCTCATGATTTACCTTAAGAAGGAAATTTCTATAATGGCAGCGAGACTCCTGTTCGACCAAAATGTCCAAGCGACGTGGAACCGGTTCAGGGGTCAGGTTGAGCCTTTCCTTGATGGTGTTAAAGCAGGACTTGGGTTGACTGATTTTAAAGTTGTTCTTGATGAAACAACGACAACCCCAGATTTGGTTGATAGAAACATAATGTATGCGAAAATCTTTTTGAAGCCCGCCAGAGCCATCGAGTTCATCGCGATTGACTTTGTTATTACAAGAACTGGTGCCGCTTTCGAAGATTAAAGTGGCATAAACAGAGGACGATGACTAGTTAATAGTGAAAAGAGAATTTCAGGAGGATTAATCCAATGTCAAGCGAAGGTAGGTTTTGGTCAGATTACGCGGTAGAACCAAAAAGAAAATTCAGGTGGCTTTTGAGTTTTCGAGGGGTTCCCCAGTGGATTGTTAAAAAGGTCACTAAGCCAAATATTACTATATCTGAGGCCGAGCACAGTTTCTTGAATTATAAGTTTTACTACCCCGGCCGCGTTGAGTGGGCAGAAGTCAGCTGCACGTTGGTCGACCCAGTATATCCAGATGCATCAAAGACCATGATGGAAGTTCTTGTGGATTCTGGCTACGAAGACCCAGGCCAGTTTGACTCCTCCTCGCCGGCCACGATTTCGAAACAGAATGCGGTCAAAGCCATTGGCGGCCGCATCTATATGCAGCAAATCAGCGCAGACGGTGATCTTTTAGAAGAGTGGCAGCTCTATAATCCGTGGATAAAGTCCGTCAGCTTTGATGAGTTGGATTATGAAAGCGATGACCTTCTTAACGTTGAGCTTACTATAAGGTACGACTGGGCTCGCATAAGCGACAAGGGTCCAGGCAAACTGGGCCCAGGCATGGGAGACTTGTCAGGCGAACCCGGCCGAATTTCGAACGAAGGCGGCCAAGTCGGCGGGATTTAATAAGACAATATACGAAGAGAAAGTGAGGTAAAATTGTCAAATAGAAATAGTGCGCGCCGCAAAAAAGTTGCAGGCGCTGAAGATACCCCAACCATGGTGGATAACGAATCCGCCCCAACCAAAAATTCTTTACTAAATTTTTCTACACCCACAGAGATTGTTGAATTACCGTCAAGGGGAATTTTTTATGGTCCTGGCCATCCCCTGGAAGGTAAGGACACTGTAGAAATAAAATATATGACAGCCAAAGAAGAAGATATACTGACTTCTCCGGCTCTTATAAAGAAAGGAATAGCTCTAGAGAGATTGATGGGAAGCATTGTAGTGGAAAATATTAATACCCTGGACCTATTGATTGCAGACAGAAATGCGATTTTAATGGCCGCCCGGGTTACCGGATATGGACCCGACTATAACGTACATGTGTCTTGTCCCTCCTGTGAGCAGAACTTCGAACATGAGTTTGATCTTTCCAGGTACGCAGAAGGCTATGACTTCGACGCCCCGGAAGAGAGCATCTTTCATTTTACGAAAGAAAAGACTTTTGAAATTGAGCTTCCAACCTCGAAGGTCTTAGTGGAAATAAAAGCCTTAACTGGTCACGAAGAAAACAAGTTAACGAAGATAAGAGAACTCAAGGCAAAGAATAACCTACCAGAAACTAACTTGACAGACCTCTTTAGGATGATGATCGTGAGAGCGAATGGTATAGAAGATCAAAGCCAGATAGCAGAGTTTATAGATAATATGCCAGCCATAGATTCTAGATTTTTGAGAGCAGCATACACCAAAATTATGCCAAGTGTGAATTTCTCCCAGGCCGCGGAGTGCACCAGCTGTGGAAACCTTGCGGAAACGGAGGTGCCCGTCACGGCCGAGTTTTTTTGGCCTAAGCAGTAAGTATATTGAAGCGGTGTATGAAGAATTCTTTCTTTTGAAATACCATGGAGGGTGGGGCTTTACAGAAGCATACAATCTTCCAATAAAAATAAGAAGATGGTTTCTCCAAAGACTAGTTAAACAATTCGAAGATGAAAAGGCAGAGATAGAAAAAGCTCGCCGTAAAAATAAATAGGGTCGTTTTCACGGCCCTGTTTTATTT